TTTAAAAAGTTTTGTAATGAAGCCTCGTCTTGCATAGAACCAAAATCTCTACTTGGTCTAACTCTAAATAAAAATGATGAGTATATTTGAATGATGTTTTTACAATGGTTATCGCATGGAGTGTTAGCTAGTCTTTGATTGAACTCGTTATCTAATTCTAAATTGTATCTGCTAAGATACTGTCCTGTCATATAGTCATAACCACCATTATAAGATCGGATATAGTATTCCCAATTATTAATTGTTTCTGCGTAATCTTTGTGGGTTTCGATTGCTTGATCTCTAGTGTATGCCATAATTTATTTCATTGTCCATCTTGAAGGAGGGTTAAATCTTACCTGTGTAGTTAATGGCTTTAAGTAATCAATCATATAACCAAGTGCGTCATTCATATGATCGAAGCCATCTTCCTTATCAGGAATATTTGTATTCTCCTTGTATATTTGTCTTTGTAAACCTTTTATCAATGTTTTGCAAGAATGTGAAACAAAAATATGTCTTTCGCCATTAGAATCTTTTAGCTTACTATTAACAGCATTGACCCTATCTCTAATAGCTGGGTGTTTATTCTTAACTTTAACTTTAAAACCAGCATTTTGTAAGATACTTAAATCAGTTCTACCTCCAGCAGATGTCTTTCTTTGTTTAGAAGCTGGGTCAGGATATATGATTATTGGAATCTTTGTGCCATATCTATCTCTTAATTCTTGCACCATTTCATCTGTATTACTTCCATAAATAATAACTTCATCAAGAAAGTATATTTTATCTTTGTCTAATTGTGCAACACAAGCACTCATGGGATCGACATTAAAGTCCATTCCAATATGTAAAGGCTTCTCCCAATCAATTTCTTTTTTAACTACATTCTCAACTGGGTGAAAGTTATAATAAACTGAACCAGCATAGTTCTCAAATGTACCCTCAAACTCTTGTCTAAAAGTTCTAATATCAATATCTTGTTTAGCCTGTTCTATTTCCTCTTTAGACACCATACCACCTTGAATAGTAGTATATTGATAGCTATCCCATTCCTTATCTTGCTTACCTTTTAAATACATTTCATAAGACCAATTACCATATCCCTTTGGAGTTCCACACATAAGAACTTTCCCTAAAGTATCTGCAACAGAAGCACGTAATACTTCAAACCATGCTCGTTTATCTATATCTGCAAACTCATCTAAAATTAAAAAGTCTAATCCACTACCTCTTAATGAATCATAATTATCAGCACCCTTTAATGAGATTGTGCTATTGGATTGTCTTATTGTGATAGTCATGCTTGTTTCGTTTATATCTTCTATCCAGTTAAACTGATTAAGCATTTCTTTTAGATTAGCCCATACGATTTCTTTCGCCATCTTAAAGGTAGGTGCAACATACCATATCTTTTGTTTAGGCTTTGTTGCGTACTTCATCATCTCGGTAATACATAGATAAGTTTTACCAAATCTTCGACCACTTATAAGAACTCTAAACCTTGCTTGACTAGATGATACTTTAAGTTGGGGTTTTGTCAGAGATATTTTCATTACAGAAATAAGTGATATAGAGTTTATCCTTATTTATTTTTTCTTCCATTTTAATTGTATATTCAATAGTTAATTGACTTCCACCTATAACACATTCAGACCATGTATTAAACTTCACAGGAACTAATGATGTACTATTACAAAAGCCTGTGATTGCAGAGCAGATACTAAAGGCTAATACATAGTGCATTATTGAAGTGGGTTTTTGTTGCTTTCTTTAATCTCAGATATTTCTAATTTTAATACTTCAATTTCTTTTTGTAATATAGCCACTTGCTTATCTATATCTATGATAGCAAAACTATTATTATCTATGCCTTGTAAATCTGGTGCAGTTTGATTTGATAGTTGCTCGATTGTAGATTCCATCTTAGCAAACTTTGTAAATCCAGCACCAATAGAAGCTATAAGTCCTAAGATGACTACTATGTTTGTTAGATTATCTTTAATATTTTTAACCATTTTTCAACTCCTGTAATTCTAAAAGTAATATTCTTTTCTTATACTTTATTTCGTTTAATTTTTTAATCTTGATCTCCATTATATCATTATCAATATATTGAACTAAATCAACATTCTTATAGATAGACCTATTATCAAATATCTCAATCTGATTCAAATAAATATCTTTAGGTGTATAAAATACAGCATTATTGTAATCAACTAATGAAGCCTGATCGTTCTGCATAGCATCTAATTTAATAATGTTTTTAATAACTAAGTTTTTAGCACTATCTTTTACTTGTGCATCTACTTTAGCCATAATCTTATCTATCTTAGGTTTCTTGCTTTTCTTACTTGCTACCTTTGTTTTAATTTCTTTTTTAGGTGTTTCTTCTGTGGTTTCCTTTGGTGCTTCCTCAATAACTTCTTCTTCTTTAGTTTCTTCTGGTATTTCCTCTTTAGCTTCTTGAATAATTTCTTCTGTAATTACTTCTTCTTCTGGTTTTTCTTCTACAATTTCTTCTGTAACATTTGGCATTTCTTCAATTACTTCAGGCTCTTTTTCTGGCATAGATACTATCTCTGTAAATTCTTCAATCTTTAATTCTTCTTTCATTTCAATAGGGTCATTAAACAACTCAACTACTTTAAATGTTTCCTCTAATTTTAAATCTTTTTCTGGTTTAAATTCAGTAAATAAATCTGTTAGTTCTTGTTCTACAACTTCATCTAATTGAAATACTGTGTCATCATAAGTAAGGGTTATAAAAGGGTCACGGAAATCAGCAGAGTAATGTCCTACTTGACCTCTAGTATCTTCAAATAATATTCCCATACCTAAATCATAAGACTCACTTGTATTAGAATTAATAACAATAGTATTTTCTACATCATGTACTGTACCTCTTGAAGCTGTATAGCTTTTTGTTTGCTCAAATACAGTTCCATTATCTAATGTTACTGATTGATTAACATGAACTGTTTGTCCGTTGTACCAATGAAATATTTCTCCACCAGCATTCATCTCAAATCCATTTTGTTTTAATGCTTCTGTTTCAGGTGTGTAAGTAACTTCTGTTGTATGTTCTAATCCATTCCAACCAGCTAAGTCGTTTGGTGCGTGCCAACTATTTACAGGATTATTCCATGAGCCATCTGTGAAGTCTTGGCTAATTAGATTATCTGTTGTTATTTCTTCTGCTGAAATTGTAAGGGTTAAGAGCATTAGCCCACTTATCAGAGAGATAATTCGCATAAGCAAATCCTATTATTAATGTTATTATCCAAATCATTTAGTATGTAATTCTAATCTTTTAGCTTCTTCTTTGTTTATTTTATTATCTATTACTTCTCTCTTTTTAATTCTTTTAACATAAGTTTCATAATCTGGTCTTTCAAATTCATATCTATTCCAAATCTTTAATGCTTCATTACCTATCTTACCATCTACAGGACAAGGTGTTCCAGCATTAATCATAGCTTCAAAGACTCTCTCGTCTTGACACAATAAAGCCACACTTCCTACTTTCATTCCAAAGTCATAAAGAACTTTAGCTAACTTAATTCTTTCACAGTTCATATCTCTATTAGTCTTACCCCCTGAAAATCCTGTACCAAATGTTTGAATACCTACTGATACTCCTGTTGCACAAACGTCTTGTGATTGAGCAGAGAATGATGGTGCAGAAGCTGTTGGTGGTGCTGATTTAATATTAGAATGATTGGTAGAATTAGATGTAGTGTTTGATGATGAACCTGATTGAAAAGTTGTACTAGATGAAGATGTATATCCACCCTCGATTGCAGTATTGCTACCACTTACATTTGATTGTGTAGAGTCAGGATATGCTGGTTCTAACAAAGTTAGAAGAAACATCAGAACAATCAAAACACCTGTAAAATAATAATTCATGTTTAACCTCATTTAGCAACTTTACCTTTGTTAATACCTTTTTTAATTACATAGCCTTGTGTACCATTAGCACCATGATTTACTTCTTGTCTTAAATGCTTAAAGATATTCATTTCTTTTAAATTCTTTTCTAGTTTTTTTTTAAACGACTCTAATACTTTGTTATCTCTCATTTCTTTTTCCTTTTTTTAGGTGCATCTGAAATAAACTTATCAAAGAAATCATCTAATAAGCTAAAGAATTTATATAAAAATCTATCAATCATACTTTAAACCCTTTTTTCCATGATTGTATTGCCCAATATGCTGGACTTAAATTCTTCTGACCTTTAACTTTAGCTAATATAGGTCTGAATCTAGCAAAGAAACTTTTTTGCCTAGCTGGAATATTCTTCTTGATAGACATAGTCTTAGAGCCAAAATTAACCTTCTTAACTCTGCCTGTACTTCTGTCTTTTACGAATACCTTAAACTTCTTAACATCTCCACGCATTGGTTTGTTAAGTTTTACAGTTCTGTTTTTATATTTAGCCATGTGGCATAAATATCACAAAACTATCTTTGAAAGAACCTTTTTCTCCACTCATGGCAAATATAACTATCTTTAACACCTTTGCTTCCCCATCTACCACAGAAGCTACGTCTGTTAGAATATAAACCACAGTTTCCACAGGCTTCTTTTGTTAAACTCTTTTTAAATGATTGAGGTAATGAATAATCTATTATCTCACCATTTGGATAGAAATTACTTCTTTTTACTTCCATTGATATACTCCACTACTGATGCTAATGTTGTTGATATTTTTTTAAGTCTTTTAAGAGCAATATCTCTTTGTATTTTTACTTGCTCTAGTTCTTCTTTGAGTCTTAGTTTTTCTTCTCTTAATTTAAGAAAAGTATTCTCTCCTATATCTTCCATATTATCTCCCTTGTCCTTTATACCTTGTTTGTTTTTGTTGTCGTTTTTCGTGTTTTGATTTATTCTTCTTATGTTTTCCAGCACCTCTTTTAGGTGGTTTATCTCTTGGAATAAAGTGTGTAAATTTTTGTTTAGCCATCTATATCTTCTGCTTTAGCTTCTATGATTAATGGTAATGGTTCAACAGTAGATGTAGTGTGAACTCTATCTTGCATACCTAGTTCTTGTTTAGATAACCAAATAAGTAGTTTATCGTTTCCTTGTCCTCTCATAGCTTTAGACCATAGTTTTTTTCTAAGTGAACTTCTACCAATGTTTTTATTATCCTGTATTAGATCGGCATATCGTCTTTGTAGTGTTCTAGCAGATATTCCAACAACAGCACCTATTTCTTCTTGTGTGCAACCTATCTGACTAAGTTTTGCAATAACATCTTCATCTAGTTCTTTCTTAGGTCGTCCTATAGATTGTGTTTGAATTGTGTCATTTGTCTTATTTATGTCGTTTTTCATAACCATTCAATTTTAGGTTTTCCATTATAATCTTTTTCCCATATAAACCAAGCAAAAGCCATTAGTCCACCTTTTTTATCTTTTTTCTTAAAACCTAATCTTCTTGAAAATACTAATACTTTTTTTAAATTATTTTGACTAAATAAAACAGATGATCTTTTTTTACCTTCTAAAAATGATAATTTAAGCAATAAAGCCATTTTGTTATTAATAGAATTTAATCCATGTAAAGCAAACTCTGTAGCAATATTAAAAGGTGGGTTAGTTATAATATTATCATGTTTTTCATTTGTTTTTAAAAAGTCCTTTATATCTCCATAACCTCTATCAATTAAATCTGAACTATAAACATTATAACCATTATCAATTAAAGGTTTTGAAATAGCACCATTCCCACAAGAACATTCCCAAATTTTACCATCAAATTTTTCATGTTTAATTAAATCTTGTATTGCGTCTAATGGTGTTTCGTAAAAATCATTTTCGTTTCTATCGTTATTAGCATTATGTCCAATGTAAGATAAAGTTGTGCTTTTCATACTTTTAGTAATTTTGTGAGTAATGTCCATAGTTTAGGGTTCTGTCTAAAGACTTTCTCATAGCCATCTCCAATAGCCTGTGCAATAGGTTCTTCTCCTCGTTTATTAACATTTATATCAGCTAGATTAATTATAATATGAAATAACTCGTGCATGATCGTATTGAATAGCTTTAATCCTTTTACTCTCTTATCAATCACAAGCAAGTTTTTATTGGGTTCATAATAAGCATACATTTGTTCTAGGATTTCAAAGCTAACCTTAATCTTTTTTCTCCCATATGAAATGTGTTCTAATTGTGGCATTAATGTTTAACATTGTCGTCAGATTGTATTATTGCTCTAAGATATTCAATTTGCATTTTAAGTTGTCTATTTTCAATACTTAAAGCAATTATACGTTTTCTGCAATATTTAAAAATACGAAGTATATTTTTCATTAGTAGGCTTTCAAAGGTTCATCTTTAAATTTATGTTTCAAATACTTCTTATTGTCTTTTCGTAGTATAACGTAATGACCTTCTTCTCCTACTTTTTCATAATCTTCCTTGCTAGACTTTTTAATCTCACTAGTTAGTACTTGTTTATTCATAACTTGTTTATTAGTATGAGGCGATAGGTGGGCTGTAGGTGGTTGCGTGTCATCTACGTACTGAAATTTGTCGTAGTTTATAACACTTATTATCGTTATTTTTCGGCTAGGGTGGTTGTTGCTGGGCTGTAGGTGGTGCAAACGAGTGCTAATCATGCCTCGTCTTTTCAACCTTAGGATTAAAGTTCGCATTTCAGAATAGCTTATTCCCCAAATCGTAGAGTTCTTTCTTAATGGAAATATTAATTCAGTTCTCTTAACAAATATTGGACTATCTAAAAATCTTAGAGTTTTATCCTGATGACTAGCTGAACTAATCATATAAAGCCAAATACTAGATTGAATTAAATTCTTAAAGACTTTGTGTTTCCAAACATCACGATAGACTAAAAAATAGCCCGACTTTCTAGATTCCATTATTGCTCTCTTTCTCGATCATCTCGATTAATTGTTTTTTTGAATATCTGTTTAACAGAGTCTTAATTATATTTGTGGTCTTTTTTTGTTTTTCGTATTCTCTTGCTCTATTGTTAGATATTACCTCAAAGTGTTCATCTCTCATTTCTGCCATTATAGTTCTCCCTTATGTTTGTTGTAAAAATTAAATAAGTCGTTTGCTTGTTCCATGTCTGCTACTAATTTTTTTACTTCCTGTAATATAAAAGTTTCTTTCCCATACATATCTTCAAACTGTTGCTTACAGTTATGAATACTGAATTGTCCTTGATGATGTTCGTAGCAAAGTGGAATGGTATCGTAGTGGCTTGATCTTCTGCCTATTCCTAGCCCAATGGGACGTATGTGATGCACATTAGCTGGTCTTTGACATACCCAACACCCTAAACTAGCAACCTTGCTCATATGCTCTCTCTCGTCCTTTGTAGCTACTTTTTTCTTTGCCATACTATCGCTTGTTTTCCATATTTAGTTTCTCGTCTTAAACCAGAGTCCTCTACCAAATTTAAAATTTGTAATTCTCTAACCCTACCACAAACAGAACTCAAAGGCATTTCTAATTCATCTGATATTTCATAATTAGTAGATGATTGTAGTTTTACAAAATCATAAACCTGTTCTCTTTTAGTTTTTATTTTAGGTTTTATTGTGGCAAGTGCTTGTTGGCTTGTGTCAGTATAATTACAAGACTCGTAATCAGTATCAAATATATCTAGTTGTTTCATATCGTTTTCTCCCTGTTATGTGCTGGACTTTAGAGAGAGAGGCTAAAGCCCAACACCAACTTGTTACCAAGTTATAAGTATTATGATATGAAAATATAAATACTTGTCTTGCGACAGTTCTCTCTAACATTTTTTTTTTTATAATCATATCTTTATTGATTCGTTTTTTATATCTGATTTGAAAATAAAACAAGAAATAAAACTTGTAAGGGTTAAATTAGTTAAAAAAGCTAGTAAAATAGCCATTTATTAGCTATTTACAATACAACTCAAATTTTATAGATTATTTGTATGTTAAATAAATTAACTAACAAAGGAGAGAGAAAAATGAAAACACAAAGACATGGAGATGGCGTTTATAATATTTTAGTTAATGGCAACCAAGATTGGTCAATAG